GACAAGGCGGCCAAGAAGATCCAGGGCGTCACCGACTCGGCAGACAAGGCCGAGAAGACGGGCGGCTCAAAGCTCTCCAAGTTTGCGAAGGGTGCCGGCATTGCCTTCGCCGCAGTTGCGGCAGCGGCGGCAGCAGCAGCGGTGGCGGTAGCCAAGGCTGGTAAGGATATCTTCAGCTTCGTGGTGGATACGACCGCCAACCTGGACAAGATTGCGAAGCAAGCGGACCAGTCAGGGCTTGGGGTAGAGCAGTACCAACGGCTTGCGTTCGTAGCTGAACGTAGCGGTACGAACATCGAGAACGTGAGTAAGGCATCGAGACGAATTGGCGTCTTGATGCAGGATGTGGCGCAGGGCGGCGGCAAGATGTTCACTGACACGCTCGCATCCATCGGTCTCAGTCTCGAAGACATCCAGGGCAAAGACACCACCGCGCAGTTGGGCATCATCGGCGATGCCCTGAACACCTTTACCGATGATGGCGAGAAAGCAGCCATCGCCGCGAAGCTGCTTGGTGAAGAGGCTGGCCCATCCCTCGTTCCTATGCTCAATGAAGGAACGGAAGGCATAAAGAAGCTTGCCGCAGAGGCAGGCAACGTATTCACCGAAGAGGATGTCGGAAAATCAGTAGATTTCCAAGACTCCCTGACGAATGTCAATGTGATCATTAATCGGGTGAAGGGCGACTTGGCGACAGCGCTCATTCCGGTGATGAAGGATGTAATCGAGAAGTTTACGGATTGGCTGCAAGAGAATGAGCAATTCATCGAGCAAGACTTGCCCGAGATCCTGGGCAAAGTCGTGGAAGTACTATCGGAGCTTCTGCCGATCGTTGCCGATACCATCGTTGAATTCAAAAACTTCTTTAAGGAGATCAAGCAACTCGATGAGAGGCTGACCGAGGACTTCGGTCCTGCGTGGGAGTACGTGAAGGGAGCGGTCTCCGCTGCCTTGTTCCCGATCAAGGCGGTTGCGGATGCCATCGGTGCGGTCATTGACCGCATCACCGAATTCGTCCGATCGAGCGAAACGCTCATGGCTCTTGCTCGACGCCTGGGCATTGGTGCATTCGAGAAGACGACCACACGCGGTGCTCCACGTCCGGGCGAGACTCCGGCGGAAACCGAAGCTCGTTTGCTTCGTGAGCATCAAGAAAAGGAACGCGAAGCGCAGGTCGACAAGATGCTGCGCAAAGACTTGAAGGACGCAGCCAGACGCAACAAGCGTTACGGCGACAAGTTTGCTTCCGAGACGGTCAAGGGCGCAAAGGGCAGAAGGTTCACTCAACTTGAGAAGGACGCACTACGGGGTGTCGGCAAGAGCGACGCCGAGATCCGTCAGTACGAGAAGGCCAACATCCGACGCGGACGAGTTGGCGTGGCACCCGGAAGCGCAGGAAAAGCTGCCGCTGCCACGGAAGCTGCTGCACGCCCGCTCACCAGCTTTGAGCAGTTGCTCGGGACGACGCTCGGGCCTGGCTTCGAGTTGAAACAGCTTGAAGCCGTGAAGCAAGTGAAGATCAAGGAGGAGGACATCAAGCCCGAGGCAGTAGTCAACATCACCAACAACACCTTCGATATTACACAGAATATCACGGGCACGACCGATCCCGTCGCCATCGGCAACGAGGCGGCGAAGGCCGTGAAACGTGAATTCAACATCCGACTCTCACGTGCTGCGCAAGCAGCCCAGACCAACGTGGCCCGGTGACCAATGGCGACTAATCTAAGCACAGTCTTCGGCGGCGGGAGCTTCGATGGAATCATCGGATTCAACACGGCGAGTTTCTATCGCCTTGATCCTACGGGCACTGTGCCCATCGAGCCCATCGCAGACATCGTGCCTGGAGTGACGCCTTTCCGCGTCACCTTCGACATGATCGACTCCGAGTCTCAGATGCAGGCGTACCGGGTCACGCGCAACACGTTGCAGGACTTCTCGGACGTGACGCCCAATGTCCACAAGGAGTTGACTCAGATCACGATCACGGGAACGCTCTCGGCAGCAGCGCCGATGAGCATCGTGGGCTTGCCTCCTTTGCCGACCTTCGGGGCTCGTCTCGACCTACTCAGGCTCGCGAACCTGGAGCGGATAGCCGACCAGAGGCGTCCCATCATGTGCGTCACGCCACGGGTGAGCCTGGCTCGGTGTTTCATCACGTCCATCACGAGGCCCTGGGTGCCCTCAGACGGCGATTCTTCCGTGGTGACAGTTACGGTCCTCGAAGCCCGAATCGCCTCTCCCTACAACGCTGACGTGCTCCCAGACACCGATGCTCTGGACGCGGGCAACAGCCAGACGACCGGAGGCGGCGAGCAGAGCGCAGGGACGGTGACGACGGCCAACACCGAGAGCCCTCCTGTCGATGAGTTGCCACCGGGCACCCACCCCAACCAGACGGCGGATTGGTGATGGCAATACGTGAGCTTACGGTTCAAGTGAACAACTCGGATCACCTGAGCACTCAGGTGAATCTGGATGGTGAGCTATTTCGCCTCGATTTCTACACGACCAAGGCGGTGGATCTCTCGACCGGCCTACCGCCAGACACGACGAAGCTTTGGTACATCGATCTTTATGACAGCCAGGGCAACGCTCTCGTGCTCGGGTTGGGGATGGCGACCGGAATCGACATTCTCCATCCGTACAGAGCATTGGGTGTGCCGAAGGGCAAGCTGTTCGTAGCGCCTTCCAACGAGGGTACATTCATCGATCCCGACAGCACGGCGTTCTCGGAGGACAGGGCTCACCTGTACTACCAAACCGAAGATTCTGCATTCCCGAGCTAGTCCATGATCCCGTTCACCGAGTTTCTGCAACCCAGCGCAATGCTGGTGCTCCTGACTCCGCCGCCCATTGTCAACACCGATGGGCTTGGTATCAGGATGTCGTGGAACGTGCATCGTACTCGATCCACGAATGCAGACCAGGCAACGATCACGCTTACCAACCTGAGCTACGCGACCCGTCGTGCGATGCACGAATCGTGGAAGTACTTTTCGCAGGTGTTTGGCTACACCATCGAGCTATCGATTGGCTGGGGCGGTTTGATGGAGCGCGTATTCGTTGGCGATGCGTGGAAGATGATCCCCGAGGAGCGGACTGGCGAGGATGTCATCACGACCTTCGAAACGGGGGATGGCAACAAGCAGATCCGCGATGCAACGGTTGGGCAAAACTTCGCCAACGTCTCCATTGACGTAATCCTCAAGTACTTGGTAACGACAGTGCTGAAGGTGCCGCTCGATCCGGCGTCGGAAGCTCTGATTCTCGCTCGCGCTGCGCTACTCCCCATCAAGCTGTGGAACAACTACGTGTTGCAGGGTGATCCGCAAGACCGTCTCGATGAACTGATCGAGACGCTCGGGCTGGAGTGGAAGATCTACAACGGCGTCTTCATCGCGATGGAGAAAGGCAACGCAGCAACAGCCTCTCCTATCGCTTTCCCGCTCAACGTCAAGACGGGCCTGCTGGATTGGTGGGAAGAGAACGACGGGAACATCGGGGTTCTTGCTCTCGCCAACCCCAACGTCAAGCCCGGACACCAGATTTCGGTCATCGATTCGTTTGGCGTGCCCGTGGGCTCTCCCGCACATCGAGTTGAGAGCATCACGTTCACAGGCTCGACAGACGGCGATAGCGTCATGGAGATCTCAGCAAGGAAGTCGGTGCTGCTATGAGTAGAGCGAACCGCACTGGCGTTTACGAGCTTCCCGAGACCCCAGAGCTTGCGGATCTCTTCAAGGCATGGGGTCGCCGGCTGAGGCTCAGCCTGCGCACCAATACCGTTGCCACCGTGCTTGCCTACAACGCAACTACGCAGAAGGCGAAGGTCACGGTTGACATTCTCCAGATTCTCAAGGTGCTCAACCCGCTCACTCCGGGTGCCGACCCGAATCAGAACAATCAAGAAGTTGAAGCGCAGCCTGTCATCCTAAACGACATTCCGGTTGCGTGGCCGAGGACGACGGTCGGCTACTTGACGTTTCCTCTGATCCCGCAGGACACGGGCGAGTTGATCATCCAGGACCGTGGGTTGCAGCAGTGGCTCAAGCGCCAGGAAGTGTTGCCTGTCGATCCCGTACAGGCTGCGACCCACGCGTTGCAGGATGCCGTGTTCCATCCCGGCCTGCACGACAACATCGATGCCATCGTCCCACCCACGGACCAGACGGCGACAGTGCTGCACGGAGACACGTTTATCAGGCTGGGTCGTGCTGCGGCTCTGGGGGTCGCGAGACTGACGGACCAGACCTCAGCGAACGCGACCATGGCGGCCTGGATCACGATGGTCACCGCGGCCGTCACCACGATGGCCGCTCCTTTCAACGTTGCGCCTCCCGGTACTCCGGTTGTCAGTCTTGGACCTGGCAGCGTTGTTCCACCCATCGCACCAACCGACTTTGGTGTGATCACGACGGCTTCCACGAAGACAAGCTCGGAGTGAGATGGACATCAAGATTGACAACAACCAAGACATGCTCATCGAAAACGGCGATCTCGTCTTCGTGAAGGATGGTAACGCAATTAGCCAACACATCGGAATGCGTTTGCGTTGCTGGCTTGGTGAGAGCCCCTACGACACGAAGGCGGGTGTTCCGTACCTCACGGTCATCTTCCAGCCGGGCACGACACCATCGGCCATCATCTTCATCCTTGAGCAAGTGATACTTCAGACGCCGGGCGTGACTGGCGTGAAGCTGAATTACACGCTCGATCGAGAGAATCGTGAATTGACCGTCACCGGCACGGCAGAGTCCATCGATGGTCCTATCGACTTCACCGAGGTGATTTCATGACGACTCCGCTACAGCTTAGCTCCGATGGGTTGCAGACCCAGACCCAGCAAGAGGTGTTCGATGAGCTTGGACAGAAGCTCGTCTCTGTGTTTGGCAACTCGTTGAACACGACGCTGCAATCCGTCAACGGCCAGTACATGTGGATCACGAGCGAGCTACGTGCTGTCGATCAGCAGGTGTTGCTCGACGTATACCGCAGCTTCGACCCCAACAGCGCAACCGGCGTGTCTCTCGATCAGCGTGCTGCCTTGACTGGTAGCATCCGCAAGGGAGCAGCCAACTCCACGGTCGATGGTCTCATCGAGTTTGGTGGCGCAGGGACGGTCAACAACGGCAATCTGATTCGCAACGATGACCAGAACACGCTCTGGGAAGCCATCAATGGTCCGTACACCGACACGGGCGGCCCATACCCAGAATACGTTGCGGCGACATTCCAGGCTGTAGACACCGGACCGAAGCTCGCGGACGCGGGGACTAACTGGTCCGTAGTTACGGTCTCTGCCAACTTCGATGGCTTCGCCAATCCGGTGGAGGACGCAACGCTTGGTCGGGATCAGGAGACTGACCCGGAGTTTCGAGCACGTCGTCTCATCGAGCTTCACTCACCGGGCCTTGGTCCGCTCTCGACCATCAACGCAATTGTCAGCAAGGTGGATACGGACAACGGCCGGGTCGATACGGTTCGCACGTATCACAACCCGAACATCAACCCGGTTTGCCCGATGGGCATCCCGTTCAAGGCGTTCAACGTCATCTGCGAGACCACGCCCAACCCACCGGGTGCCGGGCTACAGCAGGACATCTTCGACGCCATCTTGACCTCGATGGGCGGAGGCGGTGAGGCATACGGAACGAGCTACACGGGAACAGCAGTAGACGTGGAGGGCCAGACGCATCCGATAGCCTTCGACATCGTGACGCTTGTTGACCTTTACTTGCAGATCACGATCTCGACGGCGGACAGCACGGGAGGCGACGGGCCGGTCATCCCCGAAGACCAGACACAGATGGCCGAGATCATTCGCGATGCTTGCGTGACGGCGGCGACCAACAGCTTCACGGTCATCGGACGCGACGCCAAAGAGATCGACTACATCGGCACGATTCAGAACCTCATCTTGTCGGGCCAGCTTTCAGGGATCGATATCATTCAAGTGGACTTGAGCGATGTGAGCAAGACCGGACCATTTACGCCCGATTTCTTGCCCATCACGATTCGAGAGAAAATCGACCTCGATTCGGGTGAGATCCGCGTCATCATCGATGGAAACGTGGTGATTGCATAAATGGCTATTTGGGGCACACTCTGGGGTGGTGCGTTTCGATGGGGCGGCGCAGCCGTCGGCCCTGTTTATGCGTGCCAGTTGACTGAAGATCGTGTGCTCATCCAGCATCCTGATGCTCCAGGAGAGCGGCAGTTTCGCGATTGGATTTGCAAGTACAACGAGCATGCAGGTGAGTACATCGATGTCTGCGCCGAAGTGAAAGAAGCCTTCGACGTAGATACGGCGGTTGGTGAGCAACTCGACATGATCGGCTCTTGGGTAGGGCTGCCTCGTTCGGGCTTC